TACTTATAAAAAAGCATTCGAATGTGGTTCATATTCACATTCAGCAAAAAATATATCAGGAATAAATCCAATTCCATTTAAATCAAGCCAATAAGGGCTCGTTTCTGTAACAGTATGAGAAGTATTAGGGTCATATACACATGCAATTAAGGATGAATTTTCTCTAGCATAAGCAGTTCCTGTTGCATATTTATACTTAGAATTTAACTGTGATATAGTATTATTAGCTTGTGTTAACTGGTTCATCAAATCCTGCACACTAGCGTCCGAACTATCAAATGATGCCTTTATTTTCTCTGATAATTCTACTAAGGTATTATTTAAACTTGCTTCTATATTTTTAAGTGCTAAAGTGTTTATAATACTTGTTTTCCCATTTTTGAACCCTTCTCCAATCTCTATCAACTTAGTTGATATATCACTTAAACTAGCATCTTCTTGAAGTGGCATAATCTCTTTGTTTATACTTAAAACCTTCTCAACTGTTGCATTTTCTGCATCTGTAGCAACTATTTTTAATGTGTGTATTGCATTGTCTGCAAGTTCATAGTTTATTGTTTTCTCTGTTGTTAAATCTGTTGTTATTGTTTCCTTTAATACATCATCTATAAACCACTCTATTTTAGATAAATTATTATCTGTATCTATTGCTGTAAATGTTGCAGAAGTGGAGTTATAAGAAGTTATATTTAATTTTGGTTTAGTATTACCTTTTGTAAATGTAACAGTTTTATCTAAGAATATTCCACCATAACCATTATCGAGTTCAATAGTTATATTATTTACAGAGTTAAATGCCAACTCAGATAAGAGTTCATCTGTAATAATTAATTCATAGTTTCCATCAACAACATTATTTTTTTCAGCTATTTTAACACCATTTATTTTTTCGATTATTTTAAATCTAACACTAGAATCACTATCTGATATTCTATAATTTATACTACACGCATTACCAATCACACCTAAATCGTTACTTATAAAAATAGTAGGGTCGGGTACAAACTGAACAGTTGTTTCTTGAGTAAAATTCCTACTAATATCAACTTCTCTGCCATTTATTATCTGACAAGCCCTAGTTGAATAAGCTACAAATTTTTTAGTTGCAGATATAGAAACTCTTTCATATTGGTCTAAAGTATAATAAGCAACAAAGTCAGTATAATAAGGACTTCCGTCGTTATAAGTAAGACGTGAAGCATGAATATCTGTCATACGATAATAACCACGTCTTCTTTTGACAGTTCTTTCTAAAACAGTTGTAGACATACTAATTTCACCTTCCTTTCTACATTGGTATCAAATTATTATTTACTGTTGATATAATACTACTTCTATTACCTTTTACTTCTTGCATCACTTCTTTTAATGCTCCCTCTACATTATCACTTGAAAATAAGTTATCTGTATCTTTTATACTTGTTTTCTCTGCTGTTGTTTCTATGCTGTCTACACTGCTTTTTACCTCATTTAATGCACTAACTATATTTGTTTTATCTGTTGTAGTAAGTTGTGTTGTATCCCCTATTTTAGTGTTTAACTCTGTTTTAGTAGTTTCTATGTTGCTTGTTAATTCTGTTTTAGTTGTATCAATTTTAGTATTAACAGTACCTATTTTAGTTTCTAAGTCTTGTATATCTTTGAGTGTTGCAAAGATTATTGTTGGGTCAATTTTAAGTTCTATATTATTTACATTAGATACAATAAGCACAGTTTTAACCTTCATGTCTACCACTGCACCTTGTTCTATAGAAGGTTTATAACACTCTTTGTATTTAGAAATGGCAATTAAATTATTTTCATCATCTAAATATCCTATTTCTCTTATCATAAACCCGCCTATACTTGATGGTATTAAACTCTCTAATATTATACAATTTGGTGCAGTTTCATCTGTAGTTGTATTTCCGATGTTGCCTTCCCATACCACATTTTTGAGAGCTGTCTGACTCTCAGTTGGAGTATATTCACTCCCTCCTCCATCACCAAGTTGAATTTTTACAAATCCCACTTTATTACCTGTGACACTTGCATTTGCTATCTTTGCTTTTCCTACATCTGTAATTATAGTGTAATAACTTTTATCTATAGCCAATATATCACCTCCTAAAATATTGTTATCTCTTGGTATCCAACTCCATTGCCAGTTAATACATCAATTTCTCCATAAGTTTCTATATCTGGTGGACTCCAAGGGTATATAGTTATTTCTTGACCCATTAGGGTTGTTATACCAAAATTCATATAATTGTCTTTGCTTATAAGCACTCTAGTGTAATCTAAAGTCATATTACATGGCTTAATATTACTTACAAAAGAATGAACTTCCTCAAACCAATCTTGATTTCTAGCATCACTTTCAAGATGTATGTTATAGGTAGAATTATTTATAGTTAATTCATAATTGCCTTCTCCAACTATACTATCTAACCAGTTCCTAAGAAATCTCTCTGAATAAGGTAATTTACTTATATATTTACTAAAAATCCTAAACCTTCTATCCTCTAAAGTCTCATTTGACTTGGGATTTATAGACATTATTTTTTCCCATCTTTTTATACCACTTATAGTTAGGTCCTCTAAAAACTGGTCATTTGATAGGTCCTTTAATTTATCATGTAGTGTTTTTATTTCTTTGTTTTCTGCATTAAATACTTTTATATATTCTTCTTTATCCTGCAAAACTTGTGGCAAGTAATTTATTAGATTAATCTCTTTATCCAACTACCTCACCTCTCACTACTATGCTGTTACTATCTATTGTTAGATTAGATTTAACATCATTTACCATTGTGTTTGTAATATCTAACACTCCATCTATACTTAACAAACGAGTTTCTATCTGAGATATACGGACTATTAAGTTTTCTTCATCTTCCCAACTCATATTAAGTTCATTTAAATAGTCATCTATTGCTTCTTCTGCAATTATTTTTATATTCTCCCATGTATATCCACTCTTATATGTTATTTCTGCTGATATATTTATAGTTGTACTTGTAACTCCTTCAACTGTGACTCGGTGTCCAATTGGTGCTAATCCTAAGCCTTGTCCTTGATGTCCAATTGGGTCAATTTCTTCTTGCACTAAATTAACTAAATCCTCTGATGGTACTTTGAAATTAGAATTAATTATTACTAACTTAACAGTTCCTCCACCGTCCCACACAGGATACACCTTAACTCCTCCAACATCTTGTATTTTGTTAACTTCATCCTTATAATTCTGTATATTACCACCGAAACTTTGTGAGTTTAAACTATCATAGTATCTTTGTCTTAAACTATCTTCACTTTCTTCATCTTCTCCATTAATTAGTATTTCAGTTAACTCAGCAGTTTCTAATTTGTCTACATATTCAATTGGAATCAACTGACCAAGTTCAAATACAGGTCCAGTAGTTTCACATTTCATTTTATATGTTTTTTCAGATATTCTCTCAATTGCCACATAATTGTATTCTCCTAAGTTGAATCTTGAATCAATAGGAATATCTATATTAAAAACTCCTTTTGCAATTGTATTGGTTGCAGGTAAAGGTGTAATACCTCTCTCTTTACATCTCTTCTCTAAATAGTAATAACTAGCAGTATCTACGAATGTTTGGTCTAGTAATTCATCCATGGCAATGTATGTTTCTGTAAGTTCTATAGCAACAGGAGCAAGAGCATTATATATTATAGAACCTTCCCTTTTATCAAAAGTATCTGGTACACTATCTAACATTCTTTTAATTATATTTTCAAATGTCATTAACTCAAACAATTATACACTCACCACCTTCTCTGCTTTTATATTTCCATATTTTGTATGAACTGAAAATCTACATTGTACTTTACCCTTTATATTTTGAAACTCAAAATTATCTATATTTTCAATCCTATCATCTTGAATTAGTGCTTCTGTTATCCTTCTTTCAAGTTCGGGTATTACATATGAAATAGGTTCTCCAATTAAATCATTTAATTCAACACCATAATTTCTAGAATAAATAAGATGCTCATACCTTTCAGTATTTAAAATTAAAAAAATGGTTTGTTTTAATGCTTCTACATCATCACAAATACCATCTACTCTATTTTTCTCTATATTCAATTTAAACGTCTTACTTGGTTCTTGTCTAACATCAAGATTAATTATCGATACATCTTCAATGTCATAATCTAAATTATCGCTTGGTAACACCTTATCACATCCTATCTAAAATCAAATATTGCTGCCCTCCTTGCATACGAATTAAGACTAATTTATCTCCTATTTTTTATCTGTATATTTTTTGAATGTATCTGTTTGTATTAGAAAAGATTCTTCAAAAGAGGCTTTTTGCTCTATCTTAACTACTAAAGGATTAACACTTTCTATAGTTCCAAATGCAATTTGAATTGGATTACTTGTTTCTACTGCATCCATTGCAGCTTTTTTAATTATTTGCAATAATTCTTGACTCATATTACCACCTCACTTAAAAGAATCTTCTAGCTCTTGCAAAATCACGCTTTTTCTTTTGTCTACCACTTAAACTACTTATTTTTACTACATCACCAGTTTGTGGAGCATGAATATATTGGTCATTTCCTATATATAGTCCAACATGATGTACTTTTCCTTGTTCGTTTTTAAAGAATACTAAATCGCCTGCTTTTACATCATTTATGTTGCATAATAGTTTCCCTCTACTATCTTTTGATTGGTCTGCTGAAACTCTAGGTAGATTTATTCCTGCACCTCTTTTAAATGCCCATACCATTAAACCAGAACAGTCAAAAACTCCTTGGACCATTGCCTCCCCAAGCATATGGCTTACCAAGTTGATTTTTTGCTTCTTGAATAACTTTACTTACTTTACTATTATTGTTTGTTGATGTATTAGAATTATTGTTTTGAACTTGATAAATTGTATCTTTTAAATTCTTTTCTGCTTCCTCGTTGCTTCCAACTCCTGTACCTGCATTATTAGAACTATAGGTACTTCCTGTTATTTGTTTATAAAATTTGCCCACTCCTGGTACCCAATCTTTATTAAGAGGGCTATCATAAAGAGGTGCATATTTGTCTCTAATACGCTCTAATGTTTTTCTTCCTGTATGGATATAATTTCTTGATAAATTGCTAATACCTTTTTTTATCCCTTCATCTACAGAACTAAAAGACATCCCTTTCATACCAAAGAAATTATTTTTATTTTTGCAAAGTGAAGAACTTCCATTACCAGTTTCATGTATAGAAATAGCAGCCATTAAAGCTGCATTAACTTTGTAAGCATTAGAATATTTAACAAATATATTTCCTGTATTTGATAACTTATTTTTAAATACTTTATTTAATTTATTTATCATATCATTGTCTTCTTTACCTGTAGTACTTTGTGCAGGACCATT